GCCAACCTGAGCGGTGCCAACCTGAGCGGTGCCAACCTGGACGGTGCCAACCTGCACGGCGCCAACCTGAGCGGTGCCAACCTAATCGGTGCCAACCTGAGCGGTGCCAACCTGGACGGTGCCAACCTGCACGGCGCCAACCTAATCGGTGCCAACCTAATCGGTGCCAACCTGAGCGGTGCCAACCTGCACGGCGCCAACCTGCGCGGTGCCAACCTGAGCGGTGCCAACCTGCACGGCGCCAACCTGCGCGGTGCCAACCTGAGCGGTGCCAACCTGCACGGCGCCAACCTAATCGGTGCCAAACTGCGTGGTGCCTACCTGAATGATGCCAACCTGCGCGGTGCCAACCTGTGGGGTAGAAAGCTCGTCGGCGAACGTCCGTTTTTAACCATTGGCCCCCTTGGCTCGCGCTGCGATTACATGCAGGCGTGGATCACCGATAGAGGGGTGATGGTGCAAGCCGGGTGCTTTTTTGACACCCGTGACAAATTTGGGTTGGCGCTTGATGCAGAGCATGGAGACAACGACTACGGTCAGGAATACCGCGCTGCGCTGGCGCTGATTGACAAGCACGCCGAACTGTGGACACCTGAGATTGGGGCTGCTATTGCGCCGCAAGATGCTGAAGGGGATATTTAACATACAACGTATAGAGAAACCATGAAAGAAACTAGCATGAAAATTATCACAAGCCAAGACGTCGTGCTTGTTCTTACAGGCACCATCGAGCGCCTTGAGAATGAACTGCTTGCAGCCACAATCCGCATTGACAACGACGCAATGGAGATTGCACGTTTAACACCGTTGCAATATCGGCAAGCACCGTGCCACAAATTTTGCGAGACTACGGCATTCGAGATTGAGATACGGGCGCTAAAGGCAGAGCTTTCAAAAGTCACAGACGAACTGTTCGCGCTGTCGCAAGATGATGGCAAGATCGAACACGCCCTAGATAGGGCCAATGCGGAAGTCAAAAAGCTGCGCGCAGAGCTTGCCCTGAAAATTCGCAAGCTGAAAGAACTAAGCAATGCAAACGCGCTTGAAAATATGTACTCAGTTGGACTGGATCAAGAGTATGAGATTAATGAGCTTCGTGAAGCCCTGGATGCGCTCAAAAATCAGGAGCCTGTGGCTTGGTATGAGTACAACGCTGACTTGGACGCGTGGTTTATTTCCTACGGTCACAACCCCAGGGCAAAGACTCGACCACTTGTGTTCGGTGACGTACCCGGCACACCGCCAGTAAAAGCAGGACGGGTGATGGTGCCAAAGGAGCCATCATGACCGACAAATCAAGAGCTGCGTTTGAAAAGTGGTACATGAGCGGTGATCTGAATATCAAATCCATTCACAGCTTTGACCCAACGTATTACACATCCCCAACGACACGAATTGCTTGGGGAGCTTGGCAAGCCTCCCGCGAGATGGAACTAGAGCAAGCTGCACAGTCGATAACAGAGCCAATTGGGCATGACAGCCACATAGCAATGTCTGAAGCAGCAATGACCATAAGGAACCTGATATGAGCAAACTACGTGAGGCCGCACAAGACTTGTTTGACAAAATAGACAAGAGAGGTGCGTCACCTTTGGATTGGCCTGAGTACGATTCCCTGCGTGATGCACTGGCAGAGGACGCCCTACAGAGGCATACGGATGCGTATCAGATGATGGAGCAGCCACGGCCAACATGCGAACGGGATGAGTTGATTGCACGGCTGCGCAACGCTTGCCATCATATGGGTACGCCTGAGTTAATCAATGTCATATTCAGGCTTGCGAACGAAGCGGCTGACATGCTGGAAGCTGATGCAAACAAAACCCCATACGGCTGGATGATAGAAGGCTCGCATCAAGCATTTTTCGGCGAGCACGCTGAGATGGATGCTAAGCGCGAGGCTGTGCGTATCGGCGGGACGTGCAAGGCGTTCCCGATTTACAAAGGCTAGTTTTTTCTCAAGGCTTCATACGCAGTGTTGTACTGGTCTTGGCACTGGACGAGGTCAGCGAGTAGTCGCTCTGCTCGGGCAAATTCCCTTGCAAAAGCTGTTGCATCCGATCGATAAAGCTGGGCTCCAGTGCAGCCGGGGCCTGAAGCAGCGGTGGTATCTTGGGGCACGATGCCTGCAACTGGACGCTCGGGGCGGCTGCGCAGCCCGTCAAGAGCAACAGCGAGATCATTGTGTAGTTTGACAATTTGTGCATCTTTGACTTTCGTAACGACGTTGACAGACGTTTGCAGGTTTTGCGTGGTGGCGGCAGTGTCTGCGGCGATCTTGGCGCTCTGCTCTGCGCGGACGAGTTCAGCCTTGTCCCACTTAGCCTGCACGCTGGCAGCGCCTTTGCCGTAGACCCACCAACCCGCGCCTGAGATCAGCGCAGCAATGGCAATGGCAATCCAGAGCTTGGGGTTGAGCAGGGAGAGCATCAGTCCGCCCCGCCGATGGGCATTACAAGCCGTGCATGCTGCCCAGACCATGATGTATCGTCGCCCTCAAGCATCTGCTCAACGTCGTGCATATCGTGGCTTTGCCGTTTGTTCAAAATCGCAGTTTCTAGTGCATGAATGGCGCGTAGCTGCTCAAGCTGCTCTTGCATTGAGTGCGCGGCACACCGCGCTTTGGCTTCTTGGGTGATTTTTGATTTGCTCATGGTATGGGCGTGAAGAGTTTTTTGACGCTGCGATCGATCGACCAGGCCGCGCCAAATAGCACCAGCGCAATCGATCCGAAGAAGATGCCTCGCTTACTCATAGGCTCACGGTCGCTTGGATCCCCCATAATGACTTGGCCGTCAAAGCCAAAGAGCGAGTACCATGGCGAGCCAAGATCAGCAGGCGGCGTAAAGTGGGTGAGCATGTGTTCACGCGATAGGTGCAAGACGTGCGGTATCGCCCAATGCGTGGACTTACCAAGGACTAGGTAGCCGCCTTCAGCGTGCCACTTGTCGAGCGCCCACCACAAACAACTTGAATGCGTCATGGCGTGATGCACTTCTGGTACTCGCGCTCACGGCGCAATGTCAGGCCGCGCAATGGCTGGCCTCTGAATTTGTCCCAAGACTTGATAGCTTCACAAGCGCCCTGGTAGTCACCTGCATTCAGCTTGCGCACCAGCGTACTGCCGCAAAATGCGCCTGACCCTATGTTGAAACTCAACTCCAAATAGGCATCGTACTCATTCTGGGACAGCGGCACTTTGATGCAGGTTTTAAGCGCACCTTCAAACTTCTGAATATCGGTGAGCGCACGGGCCAGGGCTTTTGGTGGTGTCGTGGTGTCACCCATTTTGACGCCTGATGTACTTCCAAAACCCAAGGTCGGCACGTCGCCCGGAACAGGGATTACCGCGGTGCTGGTGTAGCTTTCGCTCGTGACTAGGCTGACGAGCGCCGTGGCACTCAAGGTCAAGCCTGCCAACGCGTTTCTGGTGCGGGGTTGCAGGCTCATAGCCCATCCTTCGGCTGCACAAGGATGCGTGCCCAAACAGCGCCCATCGTAGCCACCATCGACAGCACCGCAAACAGGTTGCGCGGCAGTGCATCGATAAACAGCGGCAGAATCACCTCCGCGCCTGAGAGCAGACCAGCCAATGCTGCCCACCGGACAGCCCAGGACTTTTTGAGCAGGTAGCGCCAGTCTTCGTGTATGGTCATGCCAACCCCCACAAATCAAGCCATAGATTGGTAGCTTGGTTCATTTATGCCCCATCTCAAGTCAGGCTGATACTAGCTTGCGCCCGTTGTTTTCATCATCGGCAAGTTTGACCCCAGGAACAAACGTAAGCGCTTCAGCTACCGCATAGCTGCCATCCTCATTTTTTTGCTGTGTAGTCACTTGTACAACGCATCCACCTGGGACTTCCATTGCCTTACTGCTTTTCATCCAGCCTTCGTTTTGTGACGATGCTTTGCACAGCAGACGGAACGAGTCGCCGTTCCCGACAACTTTAATGTCTGGCACATTTGTGCGAGCGCCGGAAACGTCAGAGTTGTGTAGTGTTTTCATGGTTTTATCCTATAAAGTTTCAGTGCTGCCATTTGTCCTGTGACAGCTAACAGGTTTGTCAAAACGGACTTTATCCGTCCAGAGTCTTCGTGTAGGATCATGCCAAACCCCACAGATCAAGCCATTCACGCCACAGTTCGGCGTACAGATCAGTCAGTTGTTTCATCAAAATTCCTTTACCTTCACAAGAATCTCATCCTGCTTAGTTCGGCCCCCGGATGTAACGATGGTCGCTGTGATCT